TATGACATTAGGATTAGACGCTAGTACGTCTACCGTTGGATGGGCAGTTTCAGAAAACGGTAAAATAATTGACGCTGGCTTTTTAGACACGTCACATTTAGAGACTTCCAAAGAGAAGTCTTTTTTTGTTTTAAAGTTTTTGGAATCAACCAAATATTACGATATTATCAAATCCGTTAATATGGAAGCCGCATTGAGCGGGTTTATGGGTGGTCGTACTACGCAACAAACCATCATCAAATTGGCAAGATTCAACGCCGTTTTTGAGTATATTCTTTCTGAAGAGATGGGTGTTAAAATTAACCTATGTAACGTGAATACCATGCGTAAACAACTTTTTGGCAAGGCCAGAGTCAAGGGAATGAAGTCCAAAGAGTTTGTTAAAGCCAACATTGTCAATTTCTTGGATGTTGAAAAATATGACAAGAAAAAGAAAAAGGGAAGTTGGGACGAACGTAACGGTGACATGTACGATGCAGTGGTGTGTGCTTTATTTAAAGCATAATTTTGTTGATTTGGACACAGTTTCTGATACAATACTGATATGCTGTTGTATCAGACAGAAGTTGTAAGCATTCTAAATAAAGCCCTCAGACAATCTGCTAAGATTCGTAAAGGGACTGATGCTGTCTATTTTTGTCCAGTTTGTAAGCATTACAAACGTAAGTTAGAAATCAATACGGTCACCGGTAAATACCATTGTTGGGTATGTGGGTTGTCTGGAACTTCTCTAAAAACGCTATTCAAAAAATTGGGATTGTCAGGAGAATATCTTGGACAAATATATAAAAACACCGAGACGTATCGAAAACTTCCTCAAAATGATATTGATGCGATTTTGGAAATCTTTACTGAAAGAAAACCACAGTCGATTGTTCCTCTTACACTGCCAAAAGAATATCGTTCTTTTTATGAAGGAGATTTGACATTGGTAGGACGACATGCGTTACAATACCTGAAGTCGAGAAACATTACAAAATATGATGTTTTAAGATATAATATTGGGTATTGTGACGGTGGACAGTTTCATGGAAGGGTTTTAATTCCATCATATGATGAATCCGGTCAATTGAATTTTTATTCGACTCGTAGTGTATTTGAAGATACTAAAATGAAATACGTTAATAGCTTTGGCTCCAAAGATATTATTGGCTTTGAAATGTTTGTTGATTATAACCAACCAATAACATTGGTTGAAGGTGCGTTTGATGCAATTGCTGTACGGAACAATGCAATTCCTTTATTTGGAAAAACGCTTTCAAATAAGTTGAAATCTGCTTTAATCTGTAATACAGTACGAAAAGTAAACGTCGTTTTGGACAATGATGCGTTGGATGATTCTATTCGTATCAGTGAGTTTTTATTAAAAAATGATATTGAAACTAAAATCGTTAAATTGGATGGAAAGGATCCATCCGAAATAGGATTTAAAAAAACGTGGGAATTGATCGAAAACACGACAGTAATGGATTTTGAATCCATGTTCAGACTTAAACTATCTATTTGAATTTTTATGGTTAATAAATTAAATTGTGACATCTCTTCTTTCACCAACATTTTACATGTGGCTGATATTCATATTCTGTTGACGAAACGTCATACGGAATATAAGGAGGTATTTCAGAATCTCTACAACTCCATTGTTAAAACCCCAGCTTCTACGGCTATTTGTGTAGTTGGAGACGTTTTTCATAACAAAAGCGATCTAAGCCCGGAATGCGTTGAAATTGCGTCTAAGTTTTTGAAAGGTCTGGCAGATCTACGACCTACGATACTTACTGCGGGTAATCATGATGCTACACTGACAAACAAAAATCGGTTAGACAGTTTGACTCCAATTGTCAATGCGTTGAAACATCCCAATCTTTTTTATTTGAAGGATACTGGATTGTACCAACTTGGTGACATTTTATTCAATAACTTTTCAGTATTTGACGAACACTCTCCGGAAAATTATATTAAGTTTGATAAAATTCCAAAGATTTATGTTAATAACGCTTCTTATTTTATTGGACTGTATCATGGACCAGTTGATAGTGCTGTAACTGATATTGGCTATAAGGTTACCAGTGGTACAAAAAATGAATTGTTTGATGGTCACCAAATCATTCTGTTGGGAGATATTCACCGTCATCAAGTTCTTCAGAACAATTACGTTACCGACGATAATATTCGTAAACCCGTAGTTGTATATTCTGGTTCGTTGATTCAACAAAATCACGGTGAAGAATTAAAAGGTCATGGATTTGTTTATTGGGATCTCAAGACTCTCAAATTCAAGCACGTTGAAGTTAAGAACGACTATGGATATTTCACGGTTGAGATTGATAAAGGAACGTTGGTTACTGATTTGACCGACATTCCAAAGAAGACTACGCTTAGAGTCAAAGCGTTTGAATCTGTTGCAACTGAACTGAAGTCCGTTATTTCAGAGATTCGTAAACACACTGAGATCATGGATATCAACTATCTCCGGGTTGATCAGTTGCCTTCAAGTGTTAATAACTCGGTGGTTCCTAGTTTGAATATTCATGGTCTTTCAAATATTTCGTATCAGAACAAATTGATTGCGGAGTATCTACAAGACAAACATACCAATATTCCTGACTCGTTGATTCGTGAAGTCGAAAAGATTAACAAGGAATTGAATGACCAGATTGTCAAAGACTTGACTGCAAAGAATATTCGGTGGAAGCCAAAACGGTTTGAGTTCGATAACATGTTCAGTTACGGCGAAGGTAACGTAATTGACTTTAGCAAAATGAAAGACGTTGTTGGACTATTTGCTGCAAACGCAAGTGGCAAATCCAGTATTCTTTCAGCATTATCGTTTTGTATATTTGACAAGTGTGATCGTGCTTTCAAAGCCGTTCATGTCATGAATACTCAAAAGATGTCGTTTAAGTGTAAGTTTAACTTTGAGATTGACAAAGTTGATTATTTCATCGAACGGATAGGACACGCAGATAAAAAAGGAAGCGTTAAGGTTGATGTAAAGTTTTGGAAGGAAGAAAAAGGTCAAGTTGTTGAACTTAATGGTGAAGCACGCCGTAACACCAACGATTTGATTCGTGATTATGTTGGAACCTACGATGACTTTATTCTAACCGTATTGAGTATTCAAAACAGCAAGACTGGTTCTTTTATTGATCTTGGTCAAACAGAACGTAAGGATCTGTTGGCTCAGTTTATGGGACTTACTATATTTGATAAGTTGCATGGTCTTGCAAATGATAAGATGCGTGAGTGGGCGGTCTTGATGAAGAACTTTGCAAAGACTGATTATAACGCAGAGTTGGATACTTTGACCACTAATATTACCAATGCTGAGTCTGTGATTCGTCTCAAAGAGGACGAACTCAAGACTTTGACAGATAGTCGTGATGTTGAAAACGAAAAGATTGAGACGACAACCAAACAGTTGGTAAAGATTAACGTCACCACAACTGACGTTGTTGGATTAGAGTCACAACGTATTAACACCGAGAAAAAGATTGTTAGTGAACAGTTGAAGTATGATGTTGAAGTTCCGAATATTGAAAAGTTGACGAATGATATTAACCCAATCAATAATAGGGTTGACAAGTTCAAGTCTGATGATATCGAGTCCAAGTATTCGGAGTATAATACTTTGAAGTTGGAAGCTTCTAACATTGAAGGTCAGTTAGAACGTAAAAAGTTGATCGTTACAACCAAGTTGGATAAGTTGAAAAAACTTGAAAATCACAAGTATGATCCAAATTGTACTTACTGTGTTAACAACGTGTTTGTTCAAGATGCAATTAAGACTAAAGAAGATCTTGAAAATGATAAGATTGAAGCTAAAAGTTTGATTGAAAAACTGACTGTGGTCAAAAACAAGTTAAGTGTTGTTGAGACTATTGCAAATCAATATCAGGAGTATAGAAATCTTGTTAACAGTCTATCTACGTTAACCAAGAATATTTCCAATCTTGAAAATCTTCAATTGCAACGTGAGAATACGATTGTTAAGGAAAAGAATGTTTTGGAATCACTCAACAACAAGATCAAAGAGTATTATGATTCAAAGGATGCAATTGAATCCAATATCAAAGTTCAAAAAGTCATTGACGAGATAAAGTCTAATATTAAGAACGTTGATTTTAATATTCGCACCGTCAATGGTTCAATCACAGATACTAGAAGTAAGATTAATAATTGGAATTATCAGAAATCTCAAATTGAAGCAAAAATTGCTGAAATGAAGGAGACTGAGAAGATTCACAATGCTTACACTTACTATGTAGAATCGGTATCCCGAGATGGACTTCAGTATCAAATTATATCCAAGGCGTTGCCGGGCATTGAATCTGAGGTTAACAACATACTCAATCAGATCGTTGAGTTTACTATATCGTTTCAGACCGATGGTAAAAACATTATGGCATATATTGTATATGAGGATAAAAAGTGGCCATTGGAACTGGCAAGTGGATTAGAGAAGTTTGTGAGTTCTTTGGCAATTAGAGTTGCTTTGATCAATGTATCTAATCTACCACGTCCTAATTTTATTGCTATTGACGAGGGATTTGGATGTGCTGATAGTGATCACTTGTCTGCTATGGCCAATTTGTTTACATTTTTGAAGAGTAATTTTGACTTTGTATGGATTGTAAGTCATTTGGATGTATTGAAGGATATGGTAGATACCCGTCTTGAGATTGTTAAAGACAGTGGGTTTTCACGGATTAATTTCCAGTGATTTCTATATGTATTGTTAATTACAATACATATGGCACTAATATCCAATGCAAGAAACGCAGGACGAAAACTCAATTTATCTAATCTAAAAGTAGATATTGAAGATGTTTCATTTTTGTCTGAGTATTTTGTATTATCTGAATACAGTCCAAAGTTTACCGCTGGAAAGAACACATTTTTATTAAATGGGTCGGATAAACTTGCATCTAACACTCAGATTCAGATTGAAGCATTAGATTGTTTTGGCAATTCTTTATACGTTGAGGTTGCCAAAACAAATAATGTTGCATATAAAGAAGGTGGTGCAATACGTGTAGCAGTATACATCTATAGTGATACACCATATGGCGTTGGAAAAATTATTGTTGTAAGTAGTGATAAAAGTAATAAAGTGGTGAGATGGATTGGAAATATGCAAATCAATCCGTCGATTCAAAATACTTCTAAAGTCGTATTTTATAAATCTCCCACATTGTCAGTTACCTCGACGTATGTACCTTTATTGACGGATCAATCGTCTGGCTATACTACAACACTTACTAACACACCTGTGACCACATATGCGGTTATTCCTAAAAAGAATGATGACTATGGACTATTTGATATTGGCACATCTCCGATTGATTATAGACTGAACTTTTTGGATAACACATTGATTGTGTCATCTTCCATGAAAAACGCATTGGTTACAGTGTATGCGACCGAATTGGATGGTGGAATTACAACTAATTTAACATCATCAAATGTGGTCACTGATATATTGGACGAACACACCGTAAAGTTAAAAAATCCAATATATTATGTTGACAATAAAAATAAAAAGATCGTTTCTAATATAACAAACGGATCTTTATCTGCAATAATAACTAACGTAAAATATGACGGCAGATTTTTGACAAGTTCTTCAGTTAACCAATCGGTTGCATTTGTAACATATACAAATTTAAAAACTTTTTCTGGAAACATTTATCGTCACAAATTATATCGTAGAAGTTTGAGTTCGGCTGGCGATTTTGAAATTATTGCCGACGAACCCTTTGTAGATTCTCAATCGTTAATTGATCAATCTACATCAAACAGTTATTTTAAAAGTTTGGGATCGTTTCCTAACAATACCCACGTTCATCATTATTGGTTTAGCAGTTCAACTTCAATTAATTTTACAAGAGATGCGTCATATTTGATGGACGCTATTCAAATTACTAATAATACCACCGACGCACATTATGTCATAGTAAAAAACGATACAAATGCCGGAAGTGCTAATCATGTGTATACACCATACAATAAAAGTGAAGATTTATCTGAATTTGGCATGGCGTATGATAGTAACTTCATGAAGTTTTATCCTGATGTTACATATAAGTTTTCATTTAGAAGTAAAATTGTTAAATTTGATGCAAGCAAACCAGCAAGCGTTGGGTTTTATATTACTTCTTCATTATTTAATGACATCAACGTTGATACCAATTACGATACAAACCGTGGGCTAAAGATAGGAGAAATTTATTTAGATGAAAGATCATCATCTTTATATCATCCAGAACCATCGGTATTTTATAGTAGATTCAGCAAAGAATTTAATGGGACTATGGTCATATACACAAACAATTGTGTATCTACCTTATCCGATTTACAATTTTCAACATATTCAGAGCCATCATTTTCTCCTGAAATATTTGCAACACGTATTCCATTTCCAGTAAATGTTGCTGGTGAACAGTTTGAAATTAAGTCAGAGTTGTTTGATGTAAACTCTAATTTAGTATATTCGGATTTAAGAACTATTACAACATTTGATCCATCTGGGTCAACATTAGCAAAAAATATTCCAGGCATAACGACATCGGACACTACTAATGGACTTACATTATTTAATTTAATAGTCTCAACCCAACAAACTTCACCACAACAAGGAATATCAATGTTGGATGCATCTCGGTTTAATTTTGATGTCAGTGGTAGTAATACACATAGTTCAACTGATGCAACGTTTCATATTAAAAAAGGAACAGTAAGTATTAGTCCCCAGATTAGTGGAGGAATTGGTGGTAAAGTTTATATCAAACCAAGTACTATATTAGAAATTAATCCATCTACATTGGGTACAATAGATAATGTTGATATTGGTCAAACAACACCCGCAAAAGGTGCGTTTACTAGTTTGACCGCACCAATAACCACCGGACCCACGATAGTTGGTGCAACGGTTACGAGTACTAATGTCACTGCTATAGGTGCGCCTGTTAATGTAAATTGTCCATTGAAGGCACCGGATGGGTGGTTATTGATTAATGGTTATAAAGTACCGTATTATACGTAAAATTAATAATACAAAAACAACTTATTGTATTATATTTATAGGACGATATGGTAAAACTTTCCGATTTTTTGGTTGAAGCTGCTGCAAATTCCAGTCAAAAAGACATGGAAAAAAATGAATTGCGTCTTGATAACACAATCAAGTATCTTCAGACCAAAAAGAAAGTGTTATTGATTGGCACATCAAATCGTTGGGTGGGTCATAAGGATGATGAATCAAAATCAACTAAATTGGCCAAGTTAGTTTGTGAAAGATTGGGTAGTGATAAGTGTGAATTTATTGATGCTAGTAAACTCAATATTTTTGTATGTGAAGGAAATGTGTCATCCAAGTGGGGCAATCATTGTGGAGAAAAGGGTGCTTTGTTAAAGGATAAAGATAAAAACCCAAGCGGACATCATCGTTGTTGGGCAAGTATCAATAACAAATCAGATGAACTTTGGAAGATTACCAAACCATTATTTGAGAGTGACACAGTTTTATTTTTTACATCAATTCGTTGGGGACAAACCAATAGTATTTATCAGAAACTAATAGAACGTCTAACGTGGATTGAAAACCGTCATACTACACTAGGTGAAGCTAATATCGTTAAGAACATGGACGCAGGTGTTATTGCTATTGGTCAAAACTGGAATGGAAAAGATGTTACACAAACACAAAAAGCTGTGTTGGAATTTTACGGATTTAATACTCCACAAGAGTTATTTTGGAACTGGCAATATACAGATGATGTCAGTGACGAAACCAAAAAATCATATTCGAAAGCTATTAAAGTTTTTGATGATACATTCATTGAATGACTAGTTAAAATATAAGTTATGAAAAAAGCATTGGGAAAAAGTAATTTGGCAATTGTTAGGGACTACCTAAATGGTGATCGTCCTTTTATACAAGTAGGTTATACCGCAGACTCAGATTTTTCATCTCGTAAAGATGGTGAAATTTGGATTGATGCAAATGGTAAGAAGTGGATCAAAAAGAATGGTACGAAACGTGCTATTAACAATGTAAGCAGTTCTACTATCGAATCCACTAAACGTCACTGTAAGGATTGTAACATGGATATTCGATGGGGCAATCGGTATGATGAAGTTCTATACAACAAGACGGGCCGTTGTCAAGAGTGTCTTGCTAAGTTTGAAACACAATTACGTTTAAATGGTAAGTATGACGATTATGAACAAAAAAAGTTATTGCAAAATCAATTGAGTCAAGCAAAGGAATTCAGAATCAAGGTTCAAGAAAGTTATGACTTTGTATCCACTCATGAAAAAATATCGTTTCCAAACGGAGATGGTACATTAGATGAATGGACAATTGAACGTAGAGAAAATATTTTGAAAGATCTTAAAACCGATTTGAAAAAGATTGATAAACAAATTGTTAAGATCGAAGGAAAATTGGAGAAGTTAAATCATGTCGAATGATCAAAAATCCCTGAGAGATATCATCAAGGCAGAGTATAAGAAGTGTCTTGAAAACCCGATGTATTTCATGAAGAAATACGTCAAAATTCAACATCCCAAACGTGGAACTATTCCATTTGAATTGTATCCATTTCAGGATAAGTCTCTTCAAGAAATAATTGATAATGATTATAACATCATTCTCAAGAGTCGTCAATTGGGTATCACGACTTTGAGCAGTGCTTATAGCTTGTGGTTGATGATATTTCATAGTGATAAAAACATTTTGTGTATTAGTATTACACAAGAAACATCAAAAGAAATTGTTACCCGTGTACGTTTTGCAAATGACAATCTTCCAAGCTGGTTGAAAGTACCGTGTGTAGAAGACAATCGTTTGTCATTACGTCTAAAAAATGGATCACAAATTAAAGCAGTATCATCCTCTGGTACTGCTGGTCGTTCTTCCGCACTATCAATGTTGATTATCGACGAAGCTGCATTTATTGACAACATTGATGAAATCTGGACATCCGCACAATCTACACTGTCTACTGGTGGTAAAGCTATTGTTCTATCAACACCGAATGGTGTAGGTAATTTCTTTCATAGAACATGGGTTGATGCTGAAGCCAAAAAGAATAAGTTTCATACTATACGATTGCCATGGCAGCTTCATCCAGAACGTGATCAAACGTGGCGAGATGAACAAAACAAGTTACTTGGACCCAAAATGGCAGCACAAGAATGTGATTGTGACTTTGCTACATCTGGTAACACTGTAATTGACGTTCCCATTCTTGATTTTTATAAGCAGACAAAGGTACGTGATCCAATCGAAACACGTGGTATGGATAAATCATTATGGTTGTGGGAATATCCAGACTATACACGTTCATATCTGGTATGTGCTGACGTTGCTCGTGGTGATGGTGCGGACTATAGTGCGTTTCATGTTATAGATGTAGAAAGTTTTACACAAGTTGCTGAATATAAAGGACAAATTGGTACCAAAGATTATGGTAATATGTTGGTGAATGTTGCTACGGAATATAACAATGCATTGTTGGTTATTGAAAATTTGAATATTGGTTGGGGTGCAATTCAACAGGTATTAGATCGTAAGTATCCAAATTTGTTTTATAGTAGTGCAGATTTGAAATACGTGGACGTTGAACATCAGATGACCAATCGTATACATTCTTCTGAAAAGAAAATGACTCCCGGTTTTACAACCACTTCCGTAACTCGTCAGTTAATTATTTCACGTTTAGAAAGTTATATGCGTGAAAAGTCTATTAACGTTCAATCGGTACGCACGATTGACGAATTGTATACATTTATATGGAATAATGGCAAAGCCGAAGCAATGAGAAATTATAACGATGACTTGGTGATGTCGTTTGCTATAGGTCTTTGGATACGTGACACAGCATTAAAGTTAAGACAACAATCAATAGACTTGACTAGAAACATGTTGGGAAATATTAATAGGACCGAATCACAAGGATCTCCAGTATTTACTACCAAAACTGCAATGGCACATCAATCGTGGGAAATGCCAACCGGCGCAAATGCTCAAAAAGAAAGTTTAACTTGGTTATTATAACATAGTTTCACTATTTATTTACGAAATATAATACAATTGTATGGCAGATCAACCGATAGATTTAAAGAGTAGATCATTATTTGCTCGTCTCAAAAGACTTTTCTCAACAGACGTTATTGTGCGTAACGTTGGTGGAAAAAAGTTAAAAGTAGTCGATACCGATGAAGTAGCATACGCTACAGACAGAAATACATTACGTGATCGATTTAACCGTATTCGTACATCTGCGTATAATCAGTATAGTAGAGATTTTACCCTTAGTTATCAAGCAGCTCGTATCGAATTGTTTAGAGATTATGATACGATGGACATGGATCCAATTCTTAGTTCTGCACTAGATATTTATGCTGACGAATCGTTGACCCGTAACGAAATGGGCGATATTTTGATCATCAATGCACCAAATGATAATATCAAACAGATTTTACGTAATCTGTATTATGATATCATGAATATCGAATTTAACCTTTGGAGTTATGTTCGTAATATGTGTAAGTACGGTGACTTTTATCTTCGGTTGTATGTTAGTCCAGAATACGGCGTTTACATGATCGAACCTATTAGCGCTTATAATGTTACCCGTGTTGAAAATAGTGATTTATACAACAAAAACTATATCAAGTTTCAAGTAAACTTACCAGATGGTGGTAAGGTTGAAGATCTTGAAAATTATCAAGTAGCCCATTTTCGTTTATTGAGTGACAGCAACTTCTTGCCATATGGTAAGAGTATGATGGAAGGTGCTCGTCGTGTTTGGAAACAATTGAGTTTGATGGAAGACGCAATGTTGATTCATCGTATCATGCGTGCTCCAGAAAAACGTATTTTCAAAATTGATGTCGGTAACATTCCACCGAATGAAATTGACTCATATATGGAAAAGTTGATTGCGAAAACCAAAAAAGTACCATACATGGATGAAAAAACTGGCGATTACAACCTTCGTTTCAATCTTCAAAACATGGTTGAAGATTTTTATTTACCTGTTCGTGGTGGTGATAGTGGTACCAGTATTGAATCTCTTAGTGGTATGGAGTTTACTGGCACGGATGATATCGAATATCTACGTAAGAAAATGATGGCCGCTCTTAAGATTCCAAAGGCATTCTTGAGTTATGACGAAGATTTAAGTGGTAAAGCTACTTTGGCACAGGAAGACGTTCGTTTTTCACGTACAATTGAACGTATTCAACGTATTGTTATTAGCGAATTGACTAAGATTGGTATTGTTCACTTGTATGCTCAAGGATATAGAGATGCAAGTTTAGTTGATTTTAGTTTGGAACTAACAAATCCATCAACTGTCTTTGAAAAGGAAAAGATTGATATTTGGTCAAATAAGGTAAGTGTCGCTAAAGACATGATTGAAAATAAGTTATTTAGCAAAAAGTGGGTATATGATAAAGTTTTTAATATGTCAGATGATGACATGAATACAATTAAAAACGACATTGTTGAAGACACAAAACAAGCATATCGATTTAAACAAATTGAAGAAGAGGGAAATGATCCAGCTAAATCATTTCAAAAAGTTACACCCGAAACGGGTGGTGGCGAAACTGGAGGAGAAACCGGTGGTGGAGAGGCTGCTGGCGGTGATGTTCCTACTTTAAAGGAAAAATCTAAGCCTGACTATGAACGTCCGTCCCAAAAGGGGTTAAAGAAGGCTAAAGATTATTCTTTCGGGGAAGATCCTACGGGAAGACTCGAAATGAATAGGGACTTTAAGGCCGATAGATCCCCCACACACAAGTATGCAGGCGGATCACCTTTTAGTTTGGAAAGTATATCTAAAGAACTAACACAATTAGATTCATTTCTGAAGACATCCAAACAAGAAAAAGCAGCGTTGTTATCGGAAACTAAACAAAAATCTATGATGGATGAATCTAACATATTAGAATAATACAAATATGGGAGTTTCACTAAAAATTGATATATTTATAAATTATAACTACTAATATGCAAAAATCTAAGCATTCAAAGTTCAAAAATACGGGAATTTTGTTTGAGTTGCTTACTAGACAAATTACCGCAGATATTATTGCAGGTAAAGATGAGTCGGCAGCCAAACAAATTTTATTTAAGTATTTTTCTGAGAATACAGAATTGGGTAAGGAGTATCAACTATACAATTTTCTATTAAACGAAAAAGCAAGAGATACATCACACGCGGAACGAATCATTAGTGTAGTATTGGAGTCACGTGCTCAATTGGATTGCAAAAAATTAGCACAACAAAAATATGATTTAATACGTGAAATTAAAGAAATTTATCCAATTGATAGTTTTTTGAAAGCAAACATCAAGAATTATAGAATTTTTGCATCCATTTATAAGATTTTTGAAAATAAAACGTCATCCAAGTTTGATGTACAAGAAGTAATTCAATCAAGAGAATCACTCATTGAATCTCTTTGTAGTGCTGTTTCAAAGAAAACAGATAATGAAGAAAATCTTTTGGAATACTACAAACAACAAAGTGAAGATATTAGATTACTTGCATATAAATTGTTGTTGGAAGGTATTAATACTAAGTATAAAGATTTTGATGACAGTCAAAAGAAATTGATACGTGAGTACATTCTTAATATTTCTAATACAAATTCTCTTTCAAACTACGTTTGTGAAGAAATTGAAAAGATTAAGAAGATTATTGCAAACTCAAAGAATAAAATTACCGACAATCAGGTAGTTGCAATCAAACTTTCCGAAATCACTAACGTTTTGGAGAAAGTAAAACCCACAACCGTTGTAAAAGACAATCATATTATGGCATTATTATTGTCATATGAATTGGTCAAAGAACTTAATAATTTGAAATAATATGAGCAAAGAAAAGAAACCAGAAACTCCAAATTTGATAACTGGAGAAGATGAAGCTAAGTTGAAAGAACTCATCAAGAGTTTAATCAAACAAGAACTTGAAGAAATGACCGGTACAGGTGCAGTTGCTGGCTTTTCGACTCCATTTGCATTTTCTAAAAAGGGCGGCACTAACAATGCAACTAAAGCTACGTTAAAACAAAATCCCGGTTCAAAGCTTGCAGAAAAAGAAGAAGAACTTGACGAGAAGAAAGAAGTCAAGAAAAAGAATAAAAAGAAAAAGCCAGATGCAGATGGTGACGGAGTTCCTGATTGGGCAGATAAACATCCCGGTAAGGATGATGCAGATTTTGAAAAGAAAATTGCTAAAGCAACACCTGATCAAAAAACCAAGTTTATTAAAACAATAACTAAAGGTATTAAAGATCTTACTGAAAAGGAAGGTAAATTGAACGAAGCAGTATCTCGTTACATTCGTTTGAAGGAAAATCCTAAGAAACATTCTTACAAGATTTCTTTGATTACTCAAGAAATTACAAAGATGTTAAGAGAAGTAGACTTTTTGATGAGTGTTAATCATAAACTTAAAACCGAAATGAATGTTCCAAATGAAGAACTTTGGAAACGTACATCGGGTAGAATGGCTGAGATTAAAGCCAGACTTAAATCTATTAGTGAAAAACTAAGAAAAATACAATAATATGATTTCATTGGTAAAACTTATTACTGAGGATGAAAATAATCCACCACAACACTTTGGTACATCCACCGCTGGTGGTCAACCATTGCCATCCACATCTGTAGACTATAACGTTAGTTCGGAATTCAGTGAATTTGAAGCTAAAATTGCAAGAACCACAGCAGAATCTAAAGCTGCGTTTCTACGTAATTTGAACAGTCGTGTATTAAATAAGAAAGTATCAATACAAGCATCTAAGGGATATGGTCAACCAGTACGTGATTATGAGATCTCTGTTACTAGTACCAGTCTTGACTACTTTTATGACCGTTATGTTGTGATTTTAAGAGATGACGATGATAAAGAATACTTTTTGAAGCCAGGGTTTAAAATTACAATTTTGGGTCAAGGTGAACCTTTGAAAGTCAAAGAACCTAAAGAACCCAAAACTGCTGAACCGGGAACAAAAGCAACCACAGTTGGTGGACAAGCAGCTGTTCAAGCTGTAACTCCTCAACCTAAATCAGAACCACAACAACCAAAACAAGCTTAATTATGGACAAACAAGTACAAACAGGTTGGATTTTCTTTGAACCAATTAGTGGTAAATTGAATGAGGGAGCAGACGATCCTTCTAAACCATTGATTGTTCAGGGAGTTCTTCAACGTGCAAATGCAAAGAATCAAAACGGACGTGTATATCCAAAAGATATTTTAGAACGTGAAGTAAAGAAGTACGATGATAACTTTGTAAAAGAACGTCGTGCGTTGGGTGAATTAGATCACCCAGATAGCAGCGTTGTCAATCTCCAAAACGTTAGCCATAACGTTGTAGAAATGATGTGGAACGGTGATGATTTGGTTGGTAAAGTTGAAATACTTCCAACACCAAGTGGTAATATTTTGAAAGCATTGTTCAAGGCCGGAGTCAAATTAGGTATCAGTAGTCGTGGTCTTGGAAGTGTACGTAAAAATGTAAGAGAAAATGCTGATGAAGTTCAAGACGATTTTGAACTTATTGCATTTGACTTTGTAAGTAATCCATCAACAAGAGGTGCCTTTTTGTTTCCATCTAGTGCACTAAATGAGTCTGTTCAAAATGCATCTGTCAACAAATATGCAAAAATTGAATCATTGATTCATGATATAATCTCTGAGGTAAAATAAGTATGAATGCCACCCAACTCTTAATTGAAAACTTATATTTTAAGCAACTTCTAAGTGAGGAAGTTGCTTTTTTTGATCAATATGAACCAATTTTTGGCAATAGAACACAAGAGTTCTTTGAACAATATCTTGATGGACTTCACATTCAAAAAGAATTGATACTTCACCTTGAAAATCTTGAAATCACAGAACAAATGATTCAAGAAAAGTTTGGTGATCAGTTTGCTGCCAAGGTTGCAGGAATGGGAGCCAAAGCCAGAGCTGGTATTAATAAATTAGCCACTGGTGGTAAGTTTGGTGGAACATTGGGTAAGTGGGCACAAAACAAGTTTGGTGTCAAAGGTTCTACAACTGATGCAGGAAATGAAGCCTACCTTAAAGCTAGAAATCAAAACTTTATAAGAAGTGTTGGTGATTATTTGGGTCAACTCAAAACCTTGGATAAAACTATACCAGATAAGGTGGGTCTTGTTCCAGTTAAAATGAGTGGATGGGCAGGTGGGATTTGGCAGAAGGGTAAACAACTTGCAAGTGGTGCAGCGGATGTAGCATTTGCAGGAACACTGTTCACTCCAGCAATGTTGACTGGAACCGCTTTTGCTGGTGTAGGTGGTGCTGAGAAATTGTTGCGTAAGTTGAATGAATTATTTGACGCACAATGGGCAAAACTTCAAAACTTACAACCAGTACAAGACTTTGATCGTTTGTTTGAAGTAAAGAAAAAAATCATTCGTGATAGATTATCAAAAATTGATTCATCTGGTAAAGAAACTTCAACTATTATTAATACCATTGATGCATTAGGAAAATTTGGACGTGAAAATCCAGTCAAATCTGGTATTATTATTGGATTGTTGACGTTTGTTGGTGGAATTAGTGCTGCTACATTGGGTTTGGGTGCATTGACCATCACACAATTTCCGCTGTTGGTAGGTGCAATTGCATTTTTCTTGAACTCTGGTTTTGAACTGCTAACAGGTGCTAGTGCATCATCAGCAGTTGGAAGTGGTGTTAAAGCCGGTATCGGTACTGCTGCAGGTTCTGCTGTTGGAGGCGTTGCAGGTGCTGCTTTATCTGAAAACAATTCGTTAAAATTAACAGATATTGTTAATAATATTTTATCTGAAGCAGATGAAACACCTGTTACTTCTGGTGCTGGTCCATTGTCCCTAGCCGGCAGTCAGGGTCCGAGAACTAATTCACGTGAAATTAATGTTACTCCTGATGGTCCGCAAGGTGCACAAACAGTGCAAAGTAACGCATTACCTTCACCTACTGATCAAGGTGGCGATCCCGCAAAACCATCTTCATCTGAGTTAACTGCAAATCAACTAAAATCCATAGAAAATCTTAAGTTTAATATTGGAAAAGAAATTTCAACTTATCTCAAAGATATTGCAAAAACCTTTAAAGTAAAAGGTTCTTCAACTTCACAGTTGATAGATAATTTGAAAAAGATTCCACAAGCAAAGCCCGCTATTGATATAATCGAAAGTTTGATGGCGGAGTTTCCAAAGTATAAGTTAGACTTTCCTAAAGATGTAGTTGTAGATGATAAAGAAGCTGCAACTCCACCAACTCCAGCAACACCAGATGGTGGTTCAACAACTCCGGGTGGTACAACTCCGGGTGGTACAACTCCGGGTGGTACAACTCCGGGTGGTACAACTCCGGGTGGAACAACCCCAGGCGGAACAACCCCAGGCGGAACAACACCGGGAGGAACAACCCCAGGCGGAACAACTCCGGGTGGAACAACCCCAGGCGGA